GCGGTGAACTCTGCAGCCTGCAGTTCATCGGCCCTGATGGTCAAAAGCGCTTCATGCCCGATGGCAGAGTCAAGCAGGGTCACTTCTGGCTGGGGCAGCCCGAGCATTCTGGAGTCGTAGCGTCTGGCGCCGCCGCACCAACCCTGCTGGTCGCCGAGGGCTACAGCACAGCGGCTTCGCTTCACGAGGCAACGAATCTACCCGTCTGCGTGAGTTTCAATGCTGGCAATCTGCTTCCTGTCTGCCAGCATGAGCCTGATGCGAATTTGCTGAATGCTTTGGCCCGAGCGTTCTACTGGCAGCAATTGCTGGACTCGGGCCGGGTGGCCAACATCGGTGAACTGGCGGCCCAGGAGGGTGTTGACCGGGTGCGGGTTCAAAAGACATGGTCTGCAGCGCAGACCCCATGTCCAGATAATTGATGGACACCACCGTTTGCACCGGACATTTGGGCAACAAAATCGCATGTCCTGGCAACGTGAACGGCTGACCCGCCGGCACGCCCATCAAGGACGGCCCTGGAAAGCAGTCGAGCACCATCTTCCAGCGCGCGGTGGTGAATTGGCGGCCAGTTAATGTCTCGGCGGCTTGCCGGGCGGCCGAGATGAGCGAAGCAATCAGCGTGTCGTCCTCGTCAAAATCCACCCGCAGGTGGAGCTTGGCGTCAATGAGCGACACCGGTTCCTCTGCGGGTGGGGTGACGAGTTGCAGCGGCATTTAGACGACCTGCACCACGGCCGCTTGGTTTTGCGAATCAGCCGGGGCGTAGCGCGGATTAACGCCGAGCAGTTGGGCACCCGTGATGCTGGCGGCTACGCCAACCGTCACCGTCACCCTCACAAAACCAAACCCGTTCACGGTGTCGAGTTCCTCGGGCTTGACGTTGATGAGCGCCTGCTTGTTGTCGCCGGTGGCTTTGACGATCTGGGTGATCGCTTTACCAGTGATGTCCTTGGCACCGGTGCCGGTGGCATCAAGCGCTTGTTGCAACTTGGCATCGACCGTGGCTACGGTGCCGAGCAGACCGGTTTGCACCACCGCCAAAAACCCGAGGTGGTTGGCCACCGACACCCAGCCGGTGCTGACGGCGCCCGCGGCCTGGGAGGCCGGGTCGATGGTGGCGAGGATGGCGAGCATTTCGCTGGCTTTTGAGTTGGGAAACATAGTTTTTCTCCTTGTGTGGTGGACGCTTTAGCGCGCGCCGAGTTGAATGAAAGGCGACATCGTGGTGCTACCCTTGGCAGGTGAAATGGGCGCGACGATCTTGGATTGCCCATCCATGCGAAAGGTGGTGCGAAACGCGGTGAGATCCGCATCGAAATACAGATGCATCGAGGTGGCGGTCTGCATGCCGCCCGACTTGGTGATGGTCTGGTAGTACTTCAAATCCACCAGCAAGATGTCCCCTTGGGCGGAGAACGTATTGGCGTGCTGCGACACAAACACCGGGCGACCCAGGAGCGTGCCGTAGGGTGAGACCTGGATACCGCCAACCGTCAATCCCGTGGGGATGTAGATCGGGTAGTTGCCCAGGGTCAACGTGAAGAGCGCCGGCAGCACATCGTTGTTGACGATCCACACCGCGTTGGCAAAGGAGCCCGTGGGCAGGCGCGCGATCATCTTGGCCAAGTTCTGCGGCACCAGCGTTTGCGTGGTTTGCCCCGTTTCCTTGGCCACCGTTACCGTGGCCCCCGAACTCAACGCCCCAACCGGCACGCCGTTGCCAGCACCGAACAGAATCGACTCGTTCATCTTCCAGCGCATCGAGGTCGCCACCTTGTCCGGCAGGTAGCTCGTGAGCGCGCTGGCGTCATCGAGCAATTCGTCCGTGGTGGGTACCAGCGCCATCAGTTTTTTCAGGCGCAAGGTGGCCAAGCCCAGCACCGGCTTGGTGGCAATCGCCGCATTGGCCTCACCCTGCCAGTAAGCGCGGATGCCGTTGGTGCCCCAGGGCGTGGTCTCGTCTTTGGGGAATGCCATGCTGTTACCGGAGATTTCCACGTTATCGGTCATCGGCAGCAGGGAGTCCTCGCCAAGGGACAACTGAAAGATCTGCTGCGAGAACTGCGGGGGCACCATGAAGCCGCCGTCTTGCCCGGCGGCTTCGTTGGCAAAGCTGCCGGGGGCGGCCGCACCACGGCCACCACCCCAATCGCGACCAATGAGGAGACGCTCATCGAGCGACTTGCCGGGCTTGTCAGCCTGGTAGACCGCCTGCATGAATTCGCCCACCGATTGGAACCCGTGCATCGGGTCGGCCTGGCGGTTGTCCGTGACCGTGATGTGCGTAGTGCGCGGGTGGTTTTGTGCGCCGATGGCCATTTGCGCTTCCTCAGCGATGAGGCTTGATTCGCGCTCAATCGCGCTGGATGCGGAATCGATTCGAGTCTTTAACGCATCAAATGCGTTGACCTCCTCATCGCTCATGTCGCGGTTGTCGGTGGCGGCGCGCTCAGTGAGCGCACGGGCTTCTTGGATCAGCGTGGATTTGCGAGCCTGCAGCTCGCGCATTTGTTTACTCATGGTGTTCTCCAAAAAATCGATAGGCAATAAAAAAACCACCGCATCGACAAAGACTGGGTGGTTGATTGGGGTGCGACCGACGGGTCGCGTGAGGTGCAGGCAGGCCTCGACGGAGTCCTGCCAAAGAACTGTCAGATCAAAGTAGTGCTAACGCATGACGGGCTTGGGCTAAGCGCGACACGGTGGGCTTCGCTTGAGCTTTGCCCGCGCGGCGCATTTTGTTGATTACGTCATCGAGGGTTGCGACACCGTCGACCATCTGGTGGTTGAGCGCGGCATCGGCGCCGAGCACGCGGCCCTGGCCCATGCCGTCTCTCACCTGTGAAATCGGCACGCCCCGACCGCGGGCCACAGCCTTGGTGAACGCGCCGTAGTAATCGTCGACGCGGGACTGCATGAACGCTTGTGCTTCTTCGTCCAGCGGGGTGTACGGGTTGCCCTCGACTTTGAATTTACCGGCCGAGATGAGTGTGGTTTTAACGCCGGCCTCGTCCATCGCGCGGCTGTAGTCCTGGTGCGCCTGCCACACGCCGATAGAGCCCACTTCGCCGCCAGGGGTCACGTAGAACTCGGAGGCCGAACAGCCAATCCAGTAGGCAGCGGATGCGGCCAGACTGTTGGCAATCGCGATCACAGGCTTTTGGCTGCGAGCGCTGAGGATGTCCTCCGCCAGTTCCGCCACGCCATAGACGCTGCCGCCGGGGCTGTCGATATCGATCAGGATTTGGCTCACGCTCTCGTCGGCCAGCGCCTGGCGCAGGCTCGCCGTGAATTGCTGCGTACTGGTGCTGCCACTGCCCGAGACATCGTCCACCATATTGCCGCGCTGGGTGACCACGCCGTAGAGCGGCAATACGGCAATGCCACCCCCTGTGTTCACTTGGTTGGACTGACGCCGGGCCTCGCGCGCGCTGCGATCTGCGCCGATGTGTGCCATGACATCATCGCCGGCGGGGAAGTTACGCGACCAGCGCTCGAGCACCGCGGCCATGGCGTTCAGGCGTTCGGGCATCAGGGCCCATGGTGTGGCCAGAAACTCGGCAATCAAGTGTGGTTGGTTCAAGGTGTTTCCCCCAAAGTAATCAGTGATGCGGTCAGCGTCGATTCGTCGATCGGGTTAGCGCTGATCGTGTGAGCCCAGGCGGCTGCACGATCAGGTGAGACGGCGAGTGACTCGGCGATCAGCGCTATGTCTTTTTGTTCCACGCGGCCGGCGCGCACGATGCGCCGCGCCCAGCGCTCGGCGCCTGAGGCCACCAGGGCGCGAAACCGTGTGGCGGCAGCATTGTCTGGATTAACGTTGGCCGCATCAGGCAAGTTTTCGGCAGCACTTTCTTCAACCATGTTCAAGGGCCGCAGTGGCTCATCCAACCCTTCCAACGGGTTCAGGTTCTCGGCGATGCGCGCCTCGTTGCGGGTCAACCAGCCGTTCTGAATGCCGCTTTGGTAGTAGCTCGAGCGGCTGGCCGCGTCGCCGCGCATCAGGTTGGCGAAATCAAATTCAATTTCGATGTCGTCGCTATCGAGCAGCAAGTCCGCCTCGATGCTGGCCTCCCAGCGCTCCGCCCACGGTGTCATGGTGTGCATGACAAACTCAAGACTTTGCTGCTCGATGTTGGAGAACGTCGCTCGCTCAAGGTCGGCAATCATGTGCGGCGGCACGCGAAACAGTCGGGCAATGTCAGTGATCTGAAACTTACGCAGTTCCAGAAACTGGGCGTCTTTGTTGGTGACGCCGACTTCGTGGAACTTCATGCCGTTTTCCAGCACCAGCACCTTGCCCCGGTTGGCGCCGGACTGCGCCTGCTGGTACGACTCACGAAACACCTTCTTGGCCTCAGAATCCTTGAAGGAGCCGGGAAACTCAATCCAGCCGCCGGTCGGTTTCGCGTCGTTGGCAAAAAAGCGCGCGCCGTAGTCTTGCGCGGCCAGCGCCATCCCGAGGTTCTCTCGGGCGAGCTCAATCGGGCTCATGCCGATCAGCCCATCTGAGGACAGTCCGCGCAGGTGCCACACATCGCCGCGCGGCATAAGGATCTCGGTGCCAGAGCGGTCAGTGACGCGGTAGCGGTATTCACCGGAGGGCAGCAACTCGATCTTGACCCGGTCCGGATGGATCGGCATCAACTCGATGATCTCGCCACGCGCGTTGGTGATGATCTGGTTGTAGGCGTTGCCTCGTAAAGCCAGGTGGCCTTGCAGCATCTCGCGCCACTCGAAGGGATTTTGAAATCGGTTCGGGCGCTTGGCCATCAAGCGGTAAAGCCAGTGGTCGGTGACCTTGTCCTTACCGCCATCGGTGCGACGCTGGTAGATCACCAGCGGGAGGGAAGCCATGGTCTCGGACAAAATGCGGACGCAGGCGTAGACCGCCGCCAGGCGCAGCGCGCTGTCTGGCGACACCCGCATCCCGCTGCCGGTGCGTGCTGAGACCGCCTCAAAAAAGAAGTCGCCCCACGGGCTGCGGTCATCGCCGGATGCCCTGGGCCCACCGGATCCACGCAAGCGTTCAAAAAAGCTAAGCAGTCCCATAGGTTCAGAGCAGCATCAGTTCGTAGTCGGATCCCAGCACCACCGATTCACCGGGAAGAAAAGCGCGCGAGATCGCCATGATCAGTGCCACGATGCCGTCGATCTTGTTCTCAGGTCGCTCCTTCCTCGGGTAGATGTTGTCCTTCGCATCCAGGTGGGCCACCACGTTGCTTGCCATCCAGCCCAGCACCGGGTCACCGTCGTGGATTAATTTTCCTTGCAGCACCAGCGCCTCTAACGTCTTCATCGGCTCGGAGAAATTGAGCACCGTCGGACGCACTTCGATCATCGGCATTCCCTCGCTCATCATTCGTGTGGACAGTTGTGTCGCCTGGAACGGATCGAAGGCGACGGCCTGCACCGCGTGTCGTGACACGAACTCAATCAGGTCAGCCTCGATCCAGCTAAAGTCGATCACATTGCCAGGGGTCACGGTGAGGCGCCCGCTGCCCATCCAGCCCGGGTACTGACTGTTGCCATTGGCGTGCACCGTGTCCTCCGGCAGGTAGTAGCGAGCGAACACCGCGAACGCGCCATCGATCTCCGGGTGCGCGAACACCAGCACCAGGGCTGCGATATCGGTCTTGCTCGCCAGATCCAAGCCGATCCAGCACGGCCGCCCGGCATACGCCGCAAGCGCCAGGCTCGGGTTTGCACAGCGGTCCCAGGCGCGCATGTCCATCCACGAGGTGTCGGCGTTGACCCACTCGTTCAAGTGCTTGGTCTTGAAATTGTTCACCGCACTGGGCAGCTGCATGGCCTTGGCCTGCAGCGGCAACAGCACCTCGGGGCGCACCGACACGCCCCAGTTGGGGTTGGCTTTGATCAGGGACGCTTCGGTGACCCAGTCGTCCCCGTCATCAAGGCCGTAAATAATCCCGAACTGGCTGTCGTCTTCGAACACCCCGTCGAGCAACTTGATGACAAACGTACGCACCTCATAGCAAATGCCAGCGCGGTTTGAACCGGCGGTGGTGATCACCCACAAAAGTGAGTTGTCGCGCTTGCCGGTACCGGTCTCGACCACGTCGTAGACGGTGCGGGTCTTGTGCGCGTGCAGCTCATCGATGCAGCCAAAGTGAATGTTCAGACCATCGAGCGTCGAGCCTTCGGCGGACAGGGCTTCAAACTTGGAGCCGGTGCGGATCACGTTGATGTTGTGCGCGTTCACCTCAATGCCAAAGGCACTGCGAAACGATCGATCCGCACGCGCCATCGACTGCGCATCGCCAAACACGATGCGTGCTTGGTCTCGTGTCGTGGCCAGGCTATAGACCTCCGCACCGCCTTCGCCATCGGCGGTCAGCATGTACAGGCCCACCGCTGAGGACACTGCGGACTTTCCGTTGCCGCGCGGCACTTCCACCAGGCAGCGCCGAAAGCGGCGCCGGCCATTGGGCTTCACCCAACCGAATACCGTGGTCAGAATAAAGACCTGCCACGGCTCAAGGCGCAGAAGAGTCCCAGTGAGCGGCCCCTTGATATGGCTTAAGCATTCCACAAATGCGCACACCCGGTCAGCCGGTCGGTAGCGCTGGCCAGCCGCGTCAAGCAGCACCGGATTGAAGCGGTAAGCACTGGCCTTGCCTTTGAATCTGTGCAAATCGTTGACCTGTCGTTGGCAGGCCTGCCGCACATACTTGCCGGCCGGTATCTTCCCACTGATGACTGCCTTGGCGTATTGCAGGGCGACCTTCACATAATCACGCTTGCGATCAAGCGCTGCCAAGTCGACTCCACACGTTGTCGTCTTCACCCGCCGCTTCCAACGCGCCGATGCGTGAGCGCGCAGCCGGGGTGAATCCGAGTTCAGCGGCCAACACCATCATGTCCTTCAGGTAAGCGCGGGCGACCGCGGAGTACGGGTTATGCATGATCGGACGGTGCGCCATCGGTACATCGGCCAACTTCATGCCGCGTACCGGAATGACGTCGGATTTAGCAGCCAACCGGATGTTGTGCTCATAACGTGCCGCCGCGTTGGCCCAGCCCGCCAGCAGGTAGACATCGAGCTTCTTGATCAGCGTGCGCGGCGCATGGGCGAGCGCGTAGTCCCAATAACTCACCGCTTCCTCCAGCAGCATCGTGGGCCGATCTGCGGCAGTGGCCTCGTCCTGGCGCAGCACCCGCGCTTGGCCATTGAGGGGGCGTTTGCCGGGGTTCCCGCGAACCAGCTTGAGTTCAATTGGACTGGGTTTTCTGCCGCGCGTTGCCATTTGCGTTGTCATTGATTGTCATAAATAGTTGGTCTCATTTCTGGGGGGCCCCGATAGGGGGTAGTGAATTACGCGGAAACAAAAATCTGTGCACGCGCACGCATCTTGCTTGCGGCGCTGTAGAGATTCACCCCCCCTGGGGGGTAGGTAGGTCAGCGCCGGGCAGCGGTCTCACGCGCGGTTTTGCGGTTGTGGCACGAGATGCACAACGATTGCAGCCCGGCAGCATCAAAGCGTGCGCCGCCGTCCTTCAACGGCACCACGTGATCTGCCACCACGGCCGCCACAACGCGCCCACGTGCCGCGCAGTGCACGCACACCGGGTGCTCACGCAAGAACGCCGCACGCACGCCACGCCACGCGGCTGACTGATAGAAGCCCACCTCGGCATCAAACCCGCGCCGTGCGCGCCCGTAATCACGATGCAGCGCAACACGGTGTTGATCGCAGTACCCGGGCTTGGACAGCACCGCAGCACAACCGGGGTGTCGACACGGGGTCGGTGCGCGTCTGGGCATTTCAATCAAATCTTCAAAGATATTTGCAACATCACCCCGATATGCGCTTGGCTTGTGCTGCAAACAGCGCGTCAATGCAATCACGCCAATCAACCAGGAGAAAACACCATGACCACCACCAGCAACGCATTCACGGTCGACGAGGTCGGCTTCATCCAGATCGCACTGACCAAGGTGCTCGCCGCCGCAGCACGCGGCGAGATCGACCTCAACCGACTGGCCCGCGAGGAACTCGCCGCGCGAGGACTCGACAACAAGGGCGTCTGGGTCGGGTTTGACCGCGCCAAGCAACACCACAAGGTCTGAGGGCCATAACGATGGACGCCAAGACCCTCGACCAACTGTTCCAGCAAATCGCGCTGGACCACCTTTTTATCGACACCCTCGAAACGCGCCACAGCGACCGCCTCGATTTCCACGAGGTGAGCGTGTGGGGCATCCAGAGCGCGCTGCAGGCCGCGTTCGATGCCGGCAAACAAGCAGCCAGCACCACCCACCAGCAACCCTAATCAGGAGATCGACCATGACCATCACACTCAGCCCATCGCAACACGCCATCCTCGCTCACGCCATCCACCACACCGAGGGCCGACTCAACTGGTTCCCCGACAACTTGAAGGGCGGCGCACGCAAGAGGGTGATCGATGCGCTTTTTAATCGCGCACTGATCACCCCCGATGGCAGCGACTGGGCGGTTGCCGCCGAAGGCTACGACGCGCTTGGTATGCCACGGCCCGGGCCAGCACGCGGCCCGATCACACTTGCCGCACTCGACGCGGTGATTGCCAACGCCGAAGCAGCGCATGCCGAAGTACCCAAACCCCGCACGCGAGACAACAGCAAGCAGGCGCAGGTGCTCGCGATGTTGCGCCGAGACGAGGGTGCAACGCTTGCGCAAATTTGCGCATGCACTGGATGGCAACAGCACACAGTGAGGGGGACGTTCGCAGGCGCGTTTAAGAAAAAACTTGGCCTCACCATCGACTCCAGCAAGGAGACAGGGGCCGAGCGGGTGTACCGCATTATTTCTGTCACGCCTGCCCATTAAACTCAGCACTTGTTACACTTCTGGCGTTTGCAACACTTCGGTGTTAAAAATGCAAGTTGCTTCTTTTTGTTTGGTCGTCACCACAAGGAATTCCCATGACTCTGTGTCCAATCGCCTTAATGGCAACCTGCAAAAAATGCCCCGCAGTTGGCTTTTGTCCCCTCAAAGAGGTGATTGGCGATTACAAGCCAGAAGAAAATGCCGGGGAAGCTGCCAAGCCCGCAGCAACCGATAAACCGGCGAGCTGACTCGTTCTTAAGCGCACAGCAGATCAGTCGACTTGGTCTGCCGTTCAGCCCCGTTTGGCCAGCTCACTCTGCCTATCGGCCAGCATGTCGATGCGCAGGTTGGGCTGGATGCTCGAGACCAGGTGGTTGATCGTCCAGTTGAGAATCTTGGCACGATCACCGTCGGTGGCGGCACCATCAAACTGCGCCACGTAGCTGTCCATCTCCTGCAAGGCGCGCTCCAGTGTGTTGCGCGCATTCATCAGGGATTCACGTGCGTTTTTGCGGGTCATCTCGGCGACAAATTCGTGTTCGGTTTTCATGGGATAGTTTTCTCTGGTGTGGTTGCGACGACCCCATTCACGCGCTGTTCAAGCAAGAAGCCAAGCTGAATGCACATCTTTTTAAGCCACCTGGTCTGCCGTGGTTTGGCCCATCTTCGCGCGTACGATGTCGTAAATCATCCACGCCTTGCGCTGCTCGCCCACCGTGGCGTTGTTCACGCGTCCCAGGCAGGCTTGGCTCCATTGCTTAAAAACCTGCACCTTGGTCTGGCGGCGCAAACTGGCCACCATCTGTCTCGCGTGTTCGATGCTGTTGTCATTCATCTCGGGGTCCGTCTCGTTATCTGTTGCGACGACCTCATTCACGCGCTGTTCGACCGAGAAGCCAAGCGTTTCGCAGATCATTGTTGAGTGTGGCTCTGCCGCCACTAAGCGACTCCTGGTTCCCGGCACAGTGCATTGAATTCCACACCGTCGGCTAGGCGCGTGACCTGCTTACCGGTGTAATCCTGGAAGCGCCGAATAATCACATCGACGTACTTCGGATCGAGTTCCATCAACCGTGCGCGGCGTCCTGACTTTTCGCAGGCGATGATCGTAGTGCCGGAACCACCGAAGGGATCGAGCACGATGTCGCGCGTCTTGCTGCTGTTGCGCACTGCACGCTCCATCAACTCCACGGGCTTCATGGTTGGATGAAGATCGTTCTTGTGGGGTTTCTTGATCTGCCACACATCGCCCTGGTCGCGTGCACCGCACCAGTAGTGCTGCGAGCCATCCTTCCATCCATACAGAATCGGCTCGTACTGGCGCTGGTAATCCGCGCGGCCCATCGTGAATGTGTTCTTTGCCCAGATGACAAACGTTGACCACTTGCCACCAGCGGCACGGAATGCCGATTGCAGCGTGTCCAACTCCGATGAACTCATCGCGATGTAGACCGCGCCCTTGGTGACGGCCAGAATGTTCTGACAAGTCGCAAGCAGGAATGCCGAGAACCCTTCCCCCATGTTGTCGTTCAAGATCGGGCGGTGGGTGCCGCGCAGTTTGTCCTTGGCCGTGTTGGCGTAGTTGACGTTGTACGGAGGGTCGGTGACGGTCATGTCGGCCAACTCGTCCCCGAGCAATGCTTTGTAATCTTCTGCCTTGGTGGCGTCCCCACACAGCAGCTTGTGCTCGCCGAGCAGCCACACATCGCCGAATTTGGAGATGGCCGAATCGGTAACCTCGGGCACAGCGTCGTCATCAGTCAGGCCCTCCTGGTCGCCATCACCAGCAATCAGTTCAGTCCATTCGTCCTCGGTAAAACCGGTCAACTCGAGATCGAAGCCGGCATCCTGCAATTCGGTTAGTTCCAGGCCCAGCAACTCATCGTCCCACTCCGCCCACGTCGCCGAGCGATTGGCGAGCAGGCGAAACGCCTTGATCTGCGCAGGGCTCAGGTCATCTGCCAGCACCACCGGAACGGTGGCCAGGCCCAGCTTGCGCGCAGCCTTTAGCCTCAAGTGACCATCGACCAGTTCGCCGCTGCTCTTGGCTACGACTGGAATTCGAAAGCCAAATTCAGTGATGACGGAGGCCATCTGCTCCACGGCGTGATCGTTCTTGCGCGGATTTCTCGCGTAGTCGATCAGTTTGTCCGTCGGCCAGTGCTCAACCTGTAGTTCAGTCATGAGCCACCGCCTGCACTTGGCGCTCGAGTCGAGCCGCATCGAAGGTTTGTCCAGTGGCGGCCAGGGTGACGACTGCAGCGGGGAAATTCTGCTGAAAGCGTTTCACCGCCACGTCCACGTATTCGGGCGCGATCTCCACCGCACGGCACTGACGCTTGGTGCGCTCGGCAGCCAGCAGCGTCGTGCCACTGCCACAGAAGGGTTCGAACACGATGTCGCCCTCATCGGTGTAGGAATTGAAAACGAATTCGGGAAGCGCCACCGGAAACACCGCCGGGTGATCGATGTCCTCACCGATCTTGCCCTTGTGGCGCATGATGCGAATGACGCTGTCGGGGATGCGTTTGTCTTGGGTCGGTGTGCCAGCATGTGACCAGCCGCCAACTTCGCCATCTTTTTTACGCATGGCGGTCGATGATCCATCGGCACGCAAGTGCGATTCCTGCCCCGCGTGCTTGCAGTCCACAATCTTGTTGGGTCGACGGGATTCACGGTTGAAATGGAACACGAACTCGAAGCTGGGCGCCAGGCGCCCGTTCCAGTCACCCGGCATGCCCGGCCCCTGATCCCAGACGTACCAGCCAAAGCGCCTCCAGCCGCTTGTGCGCATCCAGTCGAGCCAGCCGTTCCAGTACGGGATGAATTCATTGTCTTTGTGAATCAAGCCCAGGTTGACCAGCACCTGGCCGTCGGGGGCCATCGGCAGCGTGGCAAACACGCCGCGCATCAGAGCGTCCCAATCGGGGATGGTGTTGGTGCTCAGTTGCGTGTATTGGCGCTGGCTGCCGTAGGGCGGGGAGGTAAAGCACAGCTTCGCTTCGTCACCGGCCATCAGAGCCGTGATCACATTGGCGTCGGCGGCGTCCCCGCAGAT